CCACCTTCTGACTGATGCCGAGGTGGAGGCAGGCTACTTCGTGAAATTCAACGCCGCCGGGCTCATGCGCGGCTCGCACAAGGACCGCAGCGAGTATTTCGCCAAGGCTCTCGGCTCTGGCGGCGCTCCAGCGTGGATGACCGCCGATGAGGTCAGAGCGCTTGAGGAATTGAACCCAATGGGTGGCGCCGCCGCTGTGTTGCCGGTGGCAACCAATGTTGGTGGTGCGCCCCCCCCGGTCCCAGGTGCCACTCCGTGAATCAGTATTACATCTATCTTCACTGCAAACCGGACGGAACGCCGTTCTACGTCGGAAAAGGTTGCAATGGGCGCGGGCACAGCAAACGCAGCCACGATTTGAAGCGCAGCAGAAACGCGCACCATCGGGCCGTAGTTGAAAAATACGGCGCGGAAAACATCGGAATTTTCGTATTTCCATGCGAATCTGAGCATCAAGCGCTTAAAGATGAAATCTCGACGATTCGTCAGCTTCGGGCGGAAGGATTCCGCCTGGCTAACGCTACCGATGGTGGTGAAGGTTCAAGCGGGCTACTTCCGAACGCAGAGACAAGGGCGAAGATGTCCGCAAAACGCAAAGGCGTGAAGCGCAGCCCGGAAACAGTAGCCAAGATGAAAGCAGCCGGTATCTGCTTTAAGCCGGGCGACAAAGGTTTTGCCGGGAAGTCCCACACGGCAGAACATCTGGCCAGATTGGCTGGGAACAAGCATGCGCTTGGCCATCGGCACGACGAGGTTTCCCGCCAGAAGATGCGCGACGCCCATGCCAGGCGCAGACAGCGCGCCCTGGAAGAACTAAACCCCATGGGCGGCGACGCGGCGCTGCTGCCCAAGCCCACCAACGTGCCCAGCAACGCGGCGCCGAAGGAAGACCAAGATGCAGAACCTGACTTGCAACCTGCGTGAGTTGAAGTTTGCCGCCGACGATGGCGCGCAGGCTATGAGTTTCACCGGCTACGGCGCGGTGTTCGGAAACGTGGACAGCTACGGCGACGTGATCGAGGCCGGTGCGTTCTCGAAATTCCTGGCCGATGTGAAGTCTGGCAATCAGCCCTGGCCTGCAATGCTGTCCCAGCATGGCGGATGGCAGATGAGCGCCGAAGACATGACGCCCATCGGCGTTTGGACGGACTTTGCCGAAGACGGCCACGGCCTGAAAGTCACCGGACAACTGGCAGACACGCCGCGCGGCCTGGAAATGTACAAGCTCATGAAGATGAGCCCACGCCCCGCGATTGATGGCATGTCCATTGGCTACATCGCCAAGGAATGGGAGCCGCGCAGCAAGCCGGAAGACCCGAAACGCAAGCTCAAACGCATCGACCTGATCGAAGTGTCCATTGTTACGCGCCCCGCCAACGGCAAGGCGCGCGTCGAGTCCGTCAAAAACGACTGGACAGAACGAGATTTCGAGAGGCTGCTCACGCGGGACGCTGGGCTCTCACGAAGCGATGCCCTGGTTGTCATTAACCAAGGCTTCAAAAGCCTGATTGCCATGCGGGACGCTGGCAGTTCAGAGCTGGCAGAACTGGCGCAGGCCCTCAAAGCCCGCGAACAGCACATCCCGCGCTGACCCCAGCGTCACCAACCGCAAACCGCCCTAGAGGCGGTTTTTACGCCCAAAGAAAGGTAAACCATGTCCGACATCCTCGAAATCAAGTCTCTGATTGAAGCCCAAGGCAAAGCCTGGGAAGAGCACAAGAAAACCAATGACGAACTGCTGAAGGCGAAGGCCGAAGGCAAGGCTGTCGCTGATCTGGAAGCCAAACTGGCCAAGCTCAGCGACGAAATGGACAAGCTGGCCGAGCTGAAGGCCGACTTCGACAAGTTTATCCTCGAATCGCAGCGCCCCGGCGCATCCAAGGGTGGCGAAAACACCGAAGCCGAGTGCAAGCAATGGAACGCCATGCTGCGCGCCGACTTCCAGTCCAAGGGCCGCAGCATTCCCGCTGAAGTGTCCGTGGACGCCTACGCGCAGTACAAGAGCGCCTTCTATTCGCTGGTGCGCCATGGCGACATCGAGCGCCTGAGCGCCGATGAACGCAAGGCACTGTCCGCAGGCTCTGACCCCGATGGCGGCTACCTGCTGCCGACCCCCACCGTGGGCCGCATGGTCAAGAAGGTGTACGAGCAGTCCACCATGCGCCAACTGGCCAACGTGGTGACCATCAGCACCGACGCGCTGGAAGGCATCGTGGACAACGACGAGGCCGATGCTGGCTGGGTGTCCGAAATGGGCACGCGCAACGACACGGACACCCCGCAAGTCGGAAAGTACCGCATCGAGGCACACGAGATGTACGCCCAGCCGAAGGTCACGCAGAAGCTGATCGACGACGCTGCTACCGATGTGGAAGCCTGGCTGGCCGACAAGGTGGCCGACAAGTTCGCCCGCGTCGAAGGCAACGCCTTCTGGAACGGCGACGGCGTTGGCAAGCCGCGCGGCCTGGCCGCGTACTCCACGGCGGCGACGGGCGACGGCTCGCGTGCCTGGGGCACCTTCGAGCACGTACTGACCGGCGCCAATGGCGACTTCCACACCACCAAGGCTGACCCGCTGCAAGACCTGCTCGGTGCGTTCAAGGACCAGTACCTGCAAAACGCATCGTTCGTGATGCGCCGCGAGGTGCGGACCAAGATTCGCAAGATGAAGGAAGCCACCAGCGACCGCTATCTGTGGGAGCCATCCCTGCAAGCCGGGCAACCTGACCGCCTGCTTGGCTACCCCGTGCGGATTGACCAGTACATCCCAACGATTGCTACTGGATCGCTGTCGCTGGCGTTTGGTGACTTCAAAGAGGCTTACACCATCGTGGATCGCATCGGCGTTCGCACCCTGCGCGACCCCTACACCGCCAAGCCCTACATCCGCTTCTACTCTACGAAGCGAACAGGGGCTGGAGCTGTGAATTTCGAAGCTGTTAAGTTCCTGAAATTCTCAGCTTGACCGCCTAAGTTCATGGGCCGGGTCATCCCCGGCCCGCTTCACATCCTGAAAGGTAAAAACCATGTCCGACTTGAAAAACAACATCGCGGCGGTTCTCGCCCTGTCGCCCGCCGTGCATTCAGCCACCAAGGCTGACGCCACCATCATCGACCTGCAGGGCGCTGGTTCTGCCACGGTCATCATTAACACCGGCGCCATCGCTGGCTCTGGTGACTACACCATCAGCCTGCGCCACGGCGATGCGTCTGACCTGACGGGAGACGCCGCAGCCAGCGGCGACGACCTGCTGGGCGCCTTCCCCGCCACCCTGGCGGCGGATTCGTCCTATGCGGTCGGCTATCGCGGCGGCAAGCGCTACGTGCGCGTTGTCATCACCAAGAACAGCGGCACCTCGATTGCCGCTGGAGCGGTGATCATCAAGGGCCACCTCGCCCTGGCTGGGGCCGTCTGATGCGTGAAGCTCCCTCTTCGGAGGGCGCTTTGCAGATCACAAGGACACCATGATCGTCACCCAAACCACCCCACCGGCCTACCTGCCGTTGACGCTCACAGAGGCAAAGCTGCACCTGCGCGTTGACGGCACGGACGAGGATGCGCTGATTGCGTCGTTCATCGGCGCAGCCGTGGACACCTGCCAGCAAATCACCAGACGCAGCCTCATGGCCCAGGCGTGGAAGCTGACGGTTGACGACTTCGCCGACGAAATTGCTTTGCCATGGCCCCAGGTGCAGGCGGTGCAGGCGGTGCAATACAAGGACGCAGACGGCGCCACGCAGACGCTGGCGACATCGGTCTATGAACTGGCTGGCGACAAGGTTTGTCTGGTGCCAGGCCAAACATGGCCCACCGTGCGCGGTGGATCGGGTTCGGTGTGGATCAACTACACCGCAGGCTACAGCGCAGGCAATGAAGCCGCCCAGCAAGCCGCTGTGCCCTACGGCATCAAGGCATGGCTGCTGCTGACGGTGGGCACCCTCTACGCCAATCGGGAAAGCGTGCAAACGGGCGTGTCTGTGGCCGCGCTGTCTGACCGCTTCGCTG